GTTTTACATCTGATAAGGTTGACACACAATTTGATACACTTGCTATCAGTGGTCACGACTATGTGGAAGGTGATAAAGTAATTCATACTTCAAGTGATCCTGCAGGTGGTCTCACCAACAATGACATGTATTATGTCATTCCATATAATAAGGACAAGATTAGACTTGTTCGTGATAGGTTTGAGCTTCAAAAAGAAAATCCATCATTCGTCAATCTTACATCAAAAGGTTCTGGTGGAACTATTTCAAAAATCAACCCACTTGTTATCACGAGAAGAAATAGCAATCTGAAATTTGATCTTTCTGACCCTTCACTTTCATTCCTGTCAAATGGTGTGAGTTATTCTGCGTTCAAGATGTCTGTTTATCTTGATCAAGAATTTAACAAAGAGTTTGTAACTACTGGTAAGAAAGAGGACAAATCATTTGAAGTATCTACTGGTGGATCAGTCGGTATTACCACTGATGCAAATCTCACAGTTGAGATAAGTGATTATGTCCCAATCAGACTTTATTATAAGTTTGACCCAATCAATACTAGTATCGTTTCTCAATCTCAGAGAGGTCTTGTTATTGATGAAGATTCTTTACCATTCAATCAAATCAATGTTGAAAAAAGTAAGTATGATGGAATTCATCAACTAACTGGTACTGGTTCTACAACATTTACATATGAGCTACCAACAGATCCAGAGTCAACACTCTACACCAAGAGTAACTCAGATTCTAGTTACACTACTGAATCTTTAAGAGCCTTTGGTGCTATCTCTGAAATTGAGATGCTCAATAATGGTGGAGGATATACTAATTTACCCAAGGTTGAAAAAGTCATTAGTGGTATTGGAACTAATGCTATCTTAGAATCTCAGAGTAAGAACATCGGTAAAATTCTGAATTATCGTTTTGATTCTAATAATATTGGATTTGACTATCCCACTGACGAAACACTGAGACCAGAAGCCAATCTTCCAGAGATTCTGGAGATGGAATCTTTGACATCCTTTGAATCTATTGGTATTTCATCCCTTGGTAGAAACTACTTACATCCAGCTGTTCTGAAAGTTGTCGATGGTTATACCAATAGAGTTCTTGATGAGGTGGATCTCGGATACAAGATTGGTGACACATCAGTAACTATTCTGAATAACACAACTGGAATGTATGATGTTACACCAAGAATCATTCCAACTCAGAACACGAATGGTGTTGGAATTTCTTCACTGTCATACAATTCAACAACTAAGGTTGTAAGAGTATATCTGGATCAGACTTTCAGCACTCCTAGAGAGTTCCCATATACCGTTGGTAAGAATATTCTTGTAGAGAATATAAGTATTCTCCCATCCCCAACGGGACAAGGATATAACTCATCTGATTATAACTACACACTCTTCCCAGTTATCACTTCTGTTCCTCAGTTTGGTGGAACTGGAGCATATATTGAGTATAGCCTCAGAGATGTGATCAATGATGGAGAGATTCCAGGAACTGTTGACCCATCAAACACAGTCGGTCAAATTGTAGCTGAAGAATACTTCCCAATTTTCAATCCAGTATTGACAACTAATAACTTCTTTGTTGGTGAAAAGGTATTCAATGGTGGCAATATTGGTTTTGTAGAGTCTTGGACACCAAATATTGAACAACTAAAGATTGATACACCAAAAGACTTTGATATTGGAACGATTGTCAGAGGAGAGAGTTCCAATACTCAAGCTGTCATTCTGAAGAAGTGGGACTTTGATGCAGAGATAACAACTGGTGTTGGTGCTACTGTAATCGGTGGTTGGCAGGACAATGTAGGTTTCCTTAACGACAATCTTCAAGTTCTACCTAACAATGAGTATTATCAAAACTTCTCTTATTCACTTTCCAGTAAGGTTCCTTATCAAACTTGGGATGATCCAGTAAGCAATCTCAACCATACTTCTGGTTTTGCCAAGTTTGCTGATTATCAATCTGAAAGTTTTGAGTCTGATCCAGGAAGAGCGATTGTAGAACCAATTGAGGCAAATATTGATGTTGTTATTGATATTGTAGGTGAAGGTGATCTTAATTGTTTTTATGATTTTGACTTTGTTTCAGAAGGAACTCAATTTGTAAATGGAAACTTGGTTTCTGATGAAATCTTCTTTGAGAATAGAATTCTTACAAATTACTTCCAATCAGTTGGTAACAGAGTTCTCTCAATTGATGATATTAGTGGAGATTTCAATAGCAATGAAAGAGCTGAAAAGTTTGAACCAATTGGTGAGTTTGAAACAAATTATGTCTTCAATAAAGTATTCACTTTCGCGAAAGACGCCGTATATACCGATGAGAGACAATTCTCAATCGTAAATCTTATCCAAAATGCTGGAATTGGATATATCAATGAATATTCAACTCTTGAGACATATCCAAGACTTGGTTACTATGGTTATCAATTAGCCAGCTCTACTGAATGGGAATTGACATTCAATCCAGTCAAGTTTGAATATAATGCATATCTCACATCAATCTTATCCATTAGTCTTCTTGATGGTGTATCAGGAACTGGTTCTACATCATTCGGTAATGTTGTCAGTATGGCTAGTTCTCAAACTAGTGTTCCATCTGGAACAACTACCACAATTGCTTCATTCCCAACAACTAACAGATCAGCTAAGATCTTGACAATGGTTGAAGCCACTTCTGGTATTTCTTCTGGTCAGTATGACTCAACAGAAATCAATATTATTCATGATGGAACTACGGTGACTAAAGTTGAGTATGGTGATATGCAAAACACCCTTCCAAGTTCTGGAACCCTTGGACTTGGAACATATCATTCTTATATTGATTCTGGAGTTGTTAAACTTGATTTTATTCCAAGTATTGTTGGCACATTAGAATCACAAACCTCACTGACACTGATTTCTGATACCAACACAACAGCTGGCAACTACGATCTGGATGTTGCTAGATTGAAGTCTACACACACCTCAATCTCAGCTTCTGGATCACCAACTGCTAATATTATTTCTTCTTATACTGATCCATATTCAGCTTCTTACAATGTAGTTTTAGTTAAAGATACTACAAATAATGAGTATGAAATGTTTGAACTCGGATTATGCAACTCATCAACTAATGAGAACTTTGTTGAATATGCAAATGTTCGTACAGGTTCTAGTCTTGGTCAGGTTGGTGTCACTTCAACATCAAATATTAATATCACATATACACCAATTGCAGGTATAGACGTTGAAGTCAGAACCTTTGGTATTGATTTGATGATATTTGACAATAATACTAGTCCAAATGAAATTGATCACAATAATGTTGTTATTAAGTCAAATCTTGATGGTTATAGAGGAACCAAACTTGATCTGGTAACTCAATTTGATCTTCTCCATAAAGGAAACGAAATCTTCAGAAGAGTATTCGATGGAAGTAGTTCTTCTGTTATCAGTACCACATCCAATTCAATTGCAATCCCAAATCACTTCTTTGTGACTGGTGAAAAGGTTACCTATTCGTATCCTGGTGTTGGTTCAACTATGGCAATTGGAATCGCATCAACTAGTGTTTCTGGTGTCGGTGTTACGGATAAGTTACCAACAGATCTTTATGTTATAAAGATTGATGATGGTAGAGTTCGTTTTGCTTCAACATCAGAGAACGCATTGAATGTAATTCCAGAGGCCTTATCAATCAATAGTGTTGGTATTGGTGCTTCTCACGTTATTACATCTACTAATCAGAACTCTAAAGCTCTGGTAGCCATTGACAATATGATTCAAGCACCAGTTACTGGTACTGCTATAACAACGACTTTGAATCAGGACATCCTTTTCGATGTAATCTTTAGTGTTACTGGTATCACATCATTTGCAAGTGGTGATATTCTCAAGATCGATGATGAATATTTAATAACCGAAGCTGTTGGTGTCGCTGGTTCAACTCAATTTGGTACAAGGAGAGCACAACTTGGTTCCACACTTGGATTCCATACAGCTGGAGCATTAATTACTAAGATAGGTGGTAACTACAATATCGTTGATAATACCATCAACTTTGCTTCCGCTCCATATGGTAACACACCATTGAGTACTTCAGCAACCGCAGAACCTGATCAGAGAGATTGGACTGGTATTACAACTAGTTCTAGGTTCCAGGGCAGAACTTTCATGAAAAATGCTCCTGTCAATTCCTTTAGAGATACCTATTCAAACAACTATGTCTTTGATGATGTCTCCTATAAGTTTAATGGTATCAGCACATCATTTACTCTTGAATATGATGGTTCATCTACTGTTGGATATTCAACCGATAATGGTATAATTCTGATCAACAATATCTTCCAAGTTCCAGAAGGAGCTGTGGCTGGAGATGGTATTTACAATATGGAAGAATCTGTAGGTGTCACTACTGTCAACTTTACTGGTCTTGGTGTTACTACTGGATATGATCCTAATAACTCCGATATTCCTATCGGTGGTCTTATCGTCTCTGTTGGTTCTATTGGTGGATCTGGTTATCAACCACTGGTAGCTGCTGGTGGAACAGTCACAGTTTCAACCGCGGGTTCAATCACCGCTGTGAGTATCGCTAATAGTGGTTCTGGATATAGATCTGGTATTCAGACGTTTGTTAATGTTGGTGTTCAGACTGACGGAGAACCAAGTCTTCAGTTCATCGGAACAGCAGCAATCAGTGGTGGTCATATTGTCAGTGTTGCCATAACCAATCCAGGAACTGGATATACATCAACTAATCCACCAGAACTGGTATTTGATGATCCACTTTCATATGATAATATTCCTGTTCAGTATAGTTCTGCTGGACCAACTGGAGCTGGCAAAAGTGCAACCGTCAACATCGTGGTTGGTCAAGGTTCTAGTGTCATTGACTTTGAATTTGGATATGGTGGATATGCATATGGTGAAGGTGAAATACTAACCGTTCCTGTCGGTGGCCCTACTGGAATCCCAACTGATACATCATCAACGTTTGAGGAGTTCCAAATCAGCGTTGATAGAATCTTTACAGATAAATTCAATGGTTGGTCTATTGGTCAACTTCAAGTTCTTGACAAATTTGATGAATTCTTCGATGGTTCAACTAGAGACTTTAGACTTCTCCTGAACTCACAATCTGTCTCTATTCAGTCAGCTCCAAGTTCAAATATTGAGGTTGACCAAACACTCCTGATCTTTATTAA